ATTCTTACAAAATAGTGCTATTCCAATCATTGGTTTGTCGCCAGACGGAATCACAGAAGATGAAACTATTCAAGTTGAGATAAAATGTCCTGGAGCAAAGAAACACACTGAAACAATCCTAGCTGATGAGATTCCAAGCGATAATATTCACCAAGTATTACACGCTTTCACAGTTAATTCAAAGTTAGAACAGATGTACTTTGTTTCATATCGTTGGGAGAATAAGATTAAACCTTTGTGGTATAAGATGCTGACTAAAGATAGCGAGATTAATCTAGGTACGAAAGCAAAACCCATAATTAAAACAGTTTCAGAATGGGTTGCAATAGCTAGACAAAACGCTGAAGATTTAAACAAGGAAATCAATGAGAATTTAAGTAAACTAAACGAGAAATATAAATGACACCAACAGATAAATGGAAGCGAAAAGTACTAGAGTTCTGTGATGCAAATAACACGACAATAGAATCAATTTGCTACAGAATAAAGTACAGCAACTCAAAGAAAATGCGTGAATATTTTAACGAAGATAAGCACGATATTACGAATCGAACTAAAGAGAAGATTGATAGGTTTATTAAAAATGGCACATAACGTTATCATATTGTTGACGTTAACGAAAAGATAAAAGATTATGAAGAAACAAACAGAGATAATGTGTAAATGTGGATTAGTCACAAGTAGTTATAGAACTTTGAAAAGCGATAATTCAGGTAAGATAATCACAATGTGTGAAAAATGTTTTTTGAAATACTCGGTAAGTTTAATAAAAGGGCATTCGTATTATGAAGTTATCAACCATTCAAAAGATGAACTTTTAGACCATTGGTGTGCTTATAATAATATAACTGGGTGTAACAAAGATGAATTAATCAATATAATTAACAAACCTTAAATTGATATTATGAAGAAACAAACAGCGGTATTGTATTTAGCAAATAAACAGTTCGATTTATTTCAATCTTATTCAATTGGCGGAATAACTGCCATTGAGTATTATGAGCAAATAAATATAGTTTTAAACCAAGCAAAAGAAATGGAGAAGCAACAGATTGAAGAGGCTTGGAACAGTGCTTATGGTGGAGATAGTCACCACGAAGGAAAAGACTATTATACCAAAACCTTTAAATCAGAATAACATGAAGCCTTTAAATAGTGGGTTATTAATTAACATACCAAGACCAAAATGAACCAAAGAAACGAATTAGATCAACGTTACTACTTCAAAACATTCATTAATACAATGTATATTCTTGGTATATTAGTTACGCTTATACTTTGCTATTTCATATACAATAAAGTTGAAGAATGTAACATTGAAGTTACTATTAAAAAGAAAGAGTTACATTTACAAGAAACCAATTGACTTAAACCTGACTGAATTAAAGCCAGGTAAAAGACTTTATTATGAATCATTAAATTAAAAGATTATGATAACACTAAACATAACATTTGCTATTATTTATATTTTATTTTGGATAAGATATGTTGTAATATTTAAAAAATCAAAAAGAAAAACATTCTGTATTTTAGATTATGGATTTGGTCAATATTTCATTTCTGCAATTGGTATTCCTCATTTTTGCTATTGGATAATTAATTTATCTTTGAAATATTTACCATAGCGAATGATATTTTTTATAATAATTCTTGCACCATTCATTTTATTTTATATCTTTAGCGAAAAATAAACTTCTACAATGAATGCTGATTGGTTAAAATACATTGCAAAACATCATAAAGAATGGGTTAACATAGTCCGTTCATGGGGTGAAGTTGAATATTGTGAAGACATTGTACAAGAGATGTATATCAAACTGCTAAAGTACACTACTAAAGAAAAAATAGTAAAGAACGGTAATGTAAATAAATCTTATGTTTGGTTCACATTACGATCTATCTTTCTTTCAGCTATCAAAGAACGCAATAAGATTGACAAAGTTAGAATAGGAGATGGAGTTGAGATTGAATACGTTTGTGAATTAGAAGAAAGCATTGCATATTCACGAATGTTAGGTAAGATTGATAAAGAACTAGATTCTTGGAGTTGGTACGATAAACATTTATTTAAACTATATTCTAGTTCAGACGATTCAATACGAGATATTGCAGAACGTTCACACATTTCAATTACTTCAATATTTCACACCTTGAAACATTGTAAGCAAAGAATAAAAGATAATGTATCAGAAGATTACGAAGATTTTAAGAACCAGGACTATGAACGAATATAAACAAGATGTATTAGATGTGTTTTTAAGTTTTAGATTTGATATAGAAGGAACAGAATATAAAGCAAAAATTACGCATGAAAAAGCAGTTGAATTGACTGAGTTGCATTTTAAAAACAATTTGAACTATAAAGAATACATAAATAAACTAAGATGAATAAAACAGTAAACAAATTCCTAGAACAAGAAGCAGCTAATGTAGCTTTAAAAATGGATGAGATAGGTAAAGGAGATAATCCAAACCTAGCAGACTATCATTTCTTAACAGCACTTATGATGAGTATTCAATATTTAATAGAATCAAATGGCAAAGCAAGTAAAAAGAACTAGAAGAACTCCAGAGCAAATGGCAGAAGCTAGAGCAAATGAATCAAAAGGTTTAGGAGATACTATTGCAAAGATTACACACGCAACAGGAATTGATAAGTTAGTCAAATTTCTAGCGGGTGAAGATTGTGGATGTGATGAACGTAAAGCAACACTTAATAGAATCTTTCCGTACAACAATCCTTTATGCTTAACAGAAGATGAATATCAATATTTAGATTCTTATATTACTTCAAAGCGTGACGATCTAAAACACGCAGAACAAACAATAATGTTAGCAATTTACAATAGAGTATTCAGAGCAAAGAATGAACCATCTAATTGTGCTTCATGTTGGAGGGATATAATGAATGCACTTAAAAAAATACATGGAACTTATGAAGCTATTTAGTTTATTATTATTGGTAGTATTATTCAGTTGTAATAAAACACCAAACGAACCAAGTTGTAATTGTGTAGAATACCACGAGAAACTAGACTTTGCACCAGGTACTTTAAATTTGACATGGCAGGAAGATTATTCTACAGATTCTATTCCTGATTTATGTGCAAAGGATAACGGAACATGGATTTATAATTCAAACAATACACAACGATATAGATTCATCTGTAACTAATGAAGTACTACAAGCATAAAGATAAAGATGTTATTTGTGAATTAATAGGCAACGATTTAAGGTTTCGTAGATGGAAACTCGAAGGAGTAAAAGTAATAGAAAACTATTCATTTAAAGAAGTAACACCTGAATTTTATAATTCATTTAAAGAAGTAACACAAGACGAGTTTAATATTATTTGGGGTAATCAATTACAGAACGCATGAAGTACTACATAGCAGTTGTAAATGATAGATTGCATTTGAAAGAATGGAAGAAGCTAAAAACAAATTTGCAAGTTAGTGGTTATTCTTATGTGGTGTTCTTTGATTATAATATTACAGAAATAGAATTAAATGAAGTTACAAAAGATGTGTTCAGGCAAATGGCATATTGTGAGAATTGAATAATCAACTTTTATCAGAATGGGAGATATAAAACAGAACGGAGGTAAGCGTGAAGGCGCAGGGAGGAAGTCTAAAGCAGAGGAACAGTCTTTAATAGAGAAACTATCACCACTTGAACCACTAGCGTTTGATGCGCTTAAAACAGCATTAGAAGATAAAAAGGATTGGGCAGTTAAATTAACGTTTGAATATCTATTTGGCAAACCTAAACAAACAATAGACCAAAATACAAGTATAACATCAAGTGATGTAGATTGGACAAAGTTCTTCGGTGGTAATAAATAACATCTATACACAAATATTAAAAAACAAATCTAGATACTTTGTTTTAACAGGAGGTCGTGGAAGTGGTAAATCATTCTCTTCGGCTTTTATGTTGTTAACTTTAATATCAAATGAATCAGGGCATACGATTCTATTCACACGTTATACATTAGTAAGTGCTGCTATTTCTATTATTCCTGAATTTATAGAGAAGATTGATATACTTGAAACTCATTCAGATTTCATTATAACAAAAGATGAGATAGTAAACATTAGAACAGGATCTAAAATTCTATTCAAAGGAATCAAAACAAGTTCAGGAACACAAACAGCAAACTTGAAATCTTTAGCAGGCGTTACAACATGGGTGTTAGATGAAGCAGAAGAGTTAACAGATGAAGATACATTTGATAAGATTGATTTATCTATACGTCACAAGACAAAACAGAATAGAGTTATCCTTATACTTAATCCTGCAACAAAAGAACATTTCATCTATCAACGATTCTTTGAAGGTAAAGGAGTTGCACCAGGTTCTAATACAACTAAAGCAGATACAACGTACATTCACACAACCTATCTAGATAATATTGATAACTTAAGTGAATCATTCTTACAACAGATTGAAACGATCAAGGAGCGAAGACCTGAACGCTATCAACATCAAATACTAGGTGGTTGGTTAGATAAAGCAGAAGGAGTTATATTTACCAATTGGACAATAGGTAAATTTCAAGATGTTGGAACAGTTGTGTACGGTCAAGATTTTGGATTCTCAAACGATCCATCTACATTGGTTGCAACTTCAATAGATTCTGTTAACAAGAAAATCTATCTTAAACTTTTGATGTATCAAACAGGATTGACTACTACTGAAATATACCAACTTAATAAACACTTTGCAGAAGATAGGTTAATCATTGCAGATTGTGCAGAACCTAGATTGATAAATGAATTACGTTCTAAAGGATTAAACATCTTAGAGGCGGTTAAAGGTCAAGGAAGCGTTACACATGGAATTACAATACTACAAGATTACGATTTAATAGTGGATGAAGATTCAGTTGATTTGATTAAGGAATTGAATAACTACTGCTGGCTATCTCAAAAGAGTAAGACTCCCATAGATAAATGGAATCATGCACTGGATGCTATTAGATACGCTATTTCTTATCAGCTCGAAAATCCAAATAAAGGAAAATACTATATAATATAATAGATAACTTAAAGTAATTGTTTAACTAACCAATGATAAAGCAGTGATATTCAAGGATATAGAAATGCATAGTACAAATGTCGCAGAATTGAGTTATTAAGATATGACTAATGATCTCAATGAAATGATAGTGGTGGTGCAGGCATATATCCTGGATAAGACAGGTAAGAAGGTGCGTATTGAATTTAATAATGTAAGGAGATTCAGTGAGCACTTTGAGATGTTAAGAGCTGCCTACCATCATGTAATGAATGAAAGAAAATGAAACTAGATTTAACCGTCCCTGAGAGCATAGCGGAGATACCATTAGTGAACTATCAAAAATTCCTAAAGGTACAGCAGAATAGTAATGATGAGGAGTTCATAGCTCAGAAGATGATAGAGATATTCTGTGGTATTGATTTGAAGGATGTGGCTACCATTAAGATTAAGGATATGAATAATCTCATTGAGCACTTCAATAAGATATTCTCAGTTAAGCCTAAATTCTATCAGACGTTCAAATTAAAGGAGATGGAGTTCGGATTCATTCCTAACCTGGAGGAGATTTCATGGGGTGAGTATATAGATCTAGAACATCACCTCAATGACTGGGAAGGATTCCATAAAGCAATGGCTGTGATGTACAGGCCCATTACTAAGAAGAGTAAGGATAAGTATGAGATAGCTCCATATACTGCAGGGGAGGAGTATCATGAGCTCATGAAGTACATGCCTATGGAGATAGCTATATCTGCTAGGGTTTTTTTTTATCATTTAGGGAACGAGTTATTAAACAGTACCATATCTTATTTGGAGATGCTGATGATAAAGAAGCCGAGCAGAAAGCAGAGGAGGATTTCTCAGAGAGGGGACAATTCGCTAAGCAGTGGGGATGGTATACTTCAATATATGCAGTCGCTAGAG